CCAGCAGGGCGCAGACGCCGGGGCGGTCCATTTCAAGGACAGCTTTGACGAGCCGAGCGTAAACACCGACGACCTGAGCCTGCCCGTCGAGGTCGTCTTTGTCGCCGGATACGGTGCAGACGATACCGCCGTGCCGGAAGGCGCGCAACTCGCCGTCAAGATGCTCGTGGCGCACTGGTACGACGTGCGGACACCTTTCCTTGTCGCCGCTTCAGGCCAGCAAGTGCCGATGAGCGTCGAGACTTTGATCGGACAAATCACCATCCCGCAGTACGCCGACGCTTCAACCCTCTGACGCCATGAATCCCGGACAACTCGACCGCAAAGTCATCCTGCAATCCATGACCGAGACGCGTGACAGCCTCGGCGACGTCATCCAGACGTGGACGACCTATGCGACACCGTGGGCGCGCCGGATCGGCAGCACCGGCAAGGAAGCCACCGAGAACGTCGATCAAGAGAAAAACGTGAAGCCGGTCAAGTGGCGCGTCCGTTATGACGACCGCATCGGCGTAGCCGACCGTCTGATCTACCTTGGCACGGTTCACGACATTCAGGACGTCGCCGAGATCGGGCGCGAGCACATGATGGAATTGGACACCATCGCCCGCGACAATGAGCCGTTCAACCTCACGCCTGATGTGCTTTGGGTACGGATCAGTCAAGACGTGGCGACGGAAGCGGGGGCATCCTCAACGCTTATCAGGTTCGAAAAGATCGCCGATATTGAGGGCAAGGCCGCTTGGGCATATACGGGTGGTTCAAATGACATTAACATCGAATGGACCGGGGCGACAAATGAGCCCTTTAACAGTTGGGTCGTTGTCCTGATTTATTTGGGTGACTCGGAGCGATTGCTCATAACGGCAAGCGCCTCCGACACCGAGTCCCCGCTTCTTAATACGGACTGGACATTCAACGGGGCCGTCATTTCGGCGCGATAAAATGAGCTGTTTTTACATAGGCCAAATCGACGCGGTCTTCGTACATATTCCGAAGACGGGCGGGCTGTCTATCCGCTCTGGCGTTTACGGCGGCAAGTATCAGTGGCCGGTCTTCGATGAGCCGTGGCCGTCGCACTGGCCGAAAGATCGCGTCTTTGCTTTCGTGCGCGAGCCGATGGACCGCTTCGCTTCCGGCGTGGCCTACTGCCGGAAATACTTCCCGGTCGAATGGGCGCAGGCCGTCGAGTGGCTGCGTGACAAGCGCCTCGGCCAGCGTTGCCACAAGCACCGCCCTGCCGAGTTCCTGCGGCATCACCTGATCCCGCAGACGCACCCGTACAACCGTATCGACACGGTGACGCACCTTGGCCGTTTCGAAGCCCTGCAAGACGAATTCGACCGGATCGCCGCTGAGCTTGGCATTGAACCGCAGGCGCTACCGACGCTTAACAGTACAGACCGCCCACACTGGCGCGATGCAATCCCGGCAGAACTGATCCCCGAGATCGTAGACATCTACGCCGAAGACTTCGACCGCCTCGGCTACCCGGTGCCGGACATTGAAACGGAGGATGACACCGATGGCTGACACGCTGACAGCGGACCTTTACACGGCCATTACGGGCGACGCTACGCTGTCCGCGCTGATCGGCACGCGCCTCTATCCGGGCATCGCCTCACAGGACGCACAGACGCCTTACTGCACTTACAATGAGATCAGCCTGATCGGCGATTACACCCTGCAAGGCGCATCCGGGGTCCGCACGAAGCGCATTCAGATTTCCGTATTCGCCAAGCGTGGCAACGGCGGGCGCACGACCGTCAACAGCATCGTCGAGGGTCTGCTTACGCTTCTCGACGGCAAGACGGGTACGATGGGGTCAAGCAGCCTCTTTCACGTCTCCGTAGTCGGATCGGTATCGGACTACGAGGCAGACCGCAGCATCTACGTTCATCACATCGACTTCGAATTTCTCTACAACATTTGACCCGCTCAACAGCCGGGCGAAACCAACCAACCATAAAATAAAAGGAACACCATGACAGCACCAGCAAAGGCTCGCGGGGTCAAATTCTACCGACTCAACGGGTCCACCTACGAAGAAATCAGCGAGGTTACGTCCATCGCTTTCGGCGGGGTCACCGCCGAGACCATTGACACGACCGCGCTTGCACCGACTGACAACTTCCGCACGTTCATTCCGGGCCTCAAGAGCAACGACCCGATGACGGTCAACATGAACCTTGACGCCGCGTTGACGACTGCCGACGTGAACAATCAGGGGCTTCTCAAGGCCGACGTGGAGGGCGACACCGCACAGACCTACAAGATCGTATTCGCGACCTCTGGGCCGAACGTGATCTTTACGGCTATCGCCACCGGATTCTCGGTCGGCGAAATGACGCCCGACGGGAAGCTCGACGCCTCCTTTACCTGCCAGCCCACCGGCAAGCCGACTTGGGCCGACAGTTAAGCCGCAAGCAGTAGCGATAGCATAGCATAGGTGACGCGGCGGGTCTCGGCCTGAGTCTGAGACCCGCCCAACCACCACCGAAATCAGAACCAACCAACCACACCCAAACCAATACACGAATATGGCAACAATCATCTACGACGGCAAAGAGACCGAAATCAAACTGACCACCGGGGCGCTTTACCGCTTTGAGCGGGCCGGGTACAGCCTCGGGGACTTCGGGGACGAAACCCGCATGATTCAGGCGCACGTCGAGCTTATCCGGGCGATGATCGACCCGAAGGCATCGCCGGAAGAAGTCGCCGACAAGCTGCCGAAGCTGGAAGACACCACCGCAGCAATCACCGCCGCTATGGCCGAGTCCGGCCTTGGCGAAGACAAGAAAGGAGGACCGGAGGGAAACGCCTGAACGCATGGCTTCGGCTTCGTGCGCTCTTCCGGGTCGAGCTTGGAATGAGCGCCGAAGAGTTCGACAGCCTGATGCCGTGCGAACTGGACGCCTATCTTGACCAACACCGACTGCGAGAAAAACGCACCGACGAACGTATCGCCACCGTACTCGTGCAGCTTTCAAACTGCATCTTAGCCGGGGCTGGCATCAAGCAGCGATTCAAGCACGAGGATTTTCTAGGCAGCGCGAAACCGAAGCAACAGACGCCCGAGCAGATGATGGCAATCGCCCGCATCGCACTGGCCGCACACGAGAAGCCGACACCGAAAAACCCGCCGATCCGATAACACCGATGGAACTGGAACTGAAACTGAGCAATTCAAAGGAGACCTTGAAGATCTTCGAGGCTTTGCCTGCGGAGTTTCAAAAGCGCGTTTTAACGACGGCGGCAAAGGGCGGGGCATCGGTCATCCGTAAGGCCGCACGGGCGAACCTGAAGCGCAACGGAAGCGTCCGCACCGGGCTTCTGGTCCGGTCCATCAATCTGAGCGTCAAGGCATACCGCAGCGGCATCGTATGGGCCGGGGTGGGCGCAGACAGGTCCGTATCTGGGCGCACCGCAGAGGGTAAAAATATCCTGCCGTGGAAGTATATCCACCTTGTCGAGACGGGCACGTCTCGGGTAGGGCCGAAACCGTTCCTGCGGCCTGCGGCAGACAATAACCGGGCGGCGATTCAATCCGCATTCGTCAAGGCCGCCGACAAGGGGCTGGCGCGTGAAATCAAAAAGCTCAAAGCGAGGTTCATGAAGAATGGCTAAACTCAGTCCCATCACTCAAGACCTGATCCTGCGGTCGAAGGCATACCAGCAGGGCATGGCCGACGCGCAGAAGAAGCTCGGACGCTTTCAAAGCCAGAGCATGACCGCGTCGAAGCAGGTCAAGCAGTTGACCGGGGCGATGGCCGGAATGCTGAAGACGACCATCGCGCTTGCCGGGGTGGGCGGAATCGCATCAATGGCGCGTTCCTCGATTGCGCTCGGGTCCGAGCTTTCCGACATGGCCGACCGCACCGCGACGACGGTCGAACAATTCCAAGCCCTGCGGGACATGGCGCGGGACGCCGGGGTCGAGCAGTCCACCCTCGAGCGTGCCTTGCGCAACGTGCAACTGCGGGCGCAGGACGCGGTCGATGGCAACAAGTCTTACGCCGATGCGCTGAAGCGGCTCGGGATCAATGCGTCGCAATTCGTCAAGCTGAACACCGGGGAAAAGTTTGAACTGATCGCCCGGCAGGCGGCGAAGGCGAAGAACAGCAGCGAAGCCTTCGCGGACGTGGCTACGATCCTCGGCGAACGTGCCGGGCCGCAGTTGGTCGAGGTCTTGCGCAGGCTGGCCG